TACACATAAACTGGACTTGGCAGCGACTTCAGCATCCTGATCTGTTCCAGACAATCTAAGGCGTTTCTACTAAAGCGTGAAATTGACTTGGTTAAGATCAAGTCCACATTCCCAGCTTTACATTCTTCGAGTAGTTTTAGAAATTCTGTACGGTTTTTCATAGAACGCCCTGATATCCCTTCATCGGCATAGATGCCTGCATATTCATATTTGGGATCCTTTAGAATCAGGTAAGTGTAATAGGCTACTTGGGTTTTCAAGCTTACCTTTTGTTCTTCTGAATCTGTTGAGATTCTGCAGTAAGCAGCAGTCTTAAGTCTAGGTTTGTTAATACTTGCTGTGTGGACTGAAGCATTTTGCATCATCATATTTGCACTCAGGCTCTTGTGTAGATTCTTCATAATATAGTCCCTTTGACCGGGCTCAATTTTGATAATTTCTGCATTACTGTTTAAGTTCAATTCAAGCTCCTCCTTTCTCGTAGAATTATTTTCTGGTCGATTACTATCTTCTTTGTTTGAACTTGCGTTCTTGCTTAAGAGATCAAGTTCTCCTTGTCCTTCGCTGGTTTCACTAATGTGGTTGACTTCAAATTTAGCCCTACTGCGCTTTTCTTCATCGGACTCGTGACTCTTAATATTTCTTACCTTCACAAGATGATGCTTGCAGGTTCCTATCTCAGTTTGAGTTCCGTCAATCCACTGCACTAAAAAATCATCTCGTGTATAGACAGTCATCTCCGAAACCCAAGCTCTCAATATTTTAGTTGTTACCTGAGCAATAAAAGAATCCAGCGTCTTATTTTTCTTTAACCACTCCACTGCATCGATTCTGATGTACCTGTCATCCTCAATTTTGGCAATCTTGCTTTCAAAGGTGCGGTATTCTTCCTCCATCTGTTCTACGCTAATCGCTGAATATCTATCCGAAATGGCCTGCTGCCTTTTTACGATTTCAATTTCAGTGATAAACTTTAGCCTATGAAACTCAAAGTGATCATTTTGATTGATGACCTGGAGTTCCTTCAGCAGTTTTAGTACTATGTCTTCATCGGTGAAGTCATATTTTTTATACAATGCCCTCATCATCATTTCTCGAATATCCACATCCCGATAAAGTTCAGAATCACAGACCCCCATTATTTTAGGGCTACACTTAAAATGATGAGAAGCTCTATTGTGAATTATGGTAAAGCTGTATCCACATCTTCTGCAAATCAGCCGACCAGACATGTGGTTTCTCTCTCGCTTCATACCGGGCTTTCTTTCTTTAGTATTGGCCTCAAGCTTCTTTTGGACTAGATTGAAAATATCATTGCTGATGATCGGTTCATGAGTGTTTCCTATAAAAACCTGATCCCGTTCACCGCTATTAACCTTGTTCGTAAATAAATCTCTTTTCAGCTCTCGTGTCAGCTTGTTCCCGGTGTAGGTGACGTTGGATAAAATATGCTTTATCATGCCGCCTATCCAGACATCCTTCCCTTTGGCGGTTTTCACCCCAGCTTCTGTGAGTGCCCTGGCAATCTCCGTGAAAGTCTTTCCTTGAAGGTACTGTTCGTACATCATTCTTACCATTTTCGCTTCATCTTCAAGAATAACCAATTGGGAATCATCCCCTGCATGGATGACTTCATATCCATATAAGCGGTTAAACTTAGGGATACCCTTTAGAAACCTTTTCTCATAACCCCACATCGTAGAGTTTGAAATAGTTTCTATCTCTTCCTGTGCCAGCGCAGCATAAGTGCTTAAGAGGAATTTATTGTACTCTCCTGAAGTATCAATATTCTCTTTCTCAAAATAGATGCCCACACCGATAGCTTTCAGTTGATTGATTATATCCAGTAACTCCTTGGAATTTCTAGAAAACCGTGAAATGTTCTTTGTTAGAATCAGATCAACCTTACCTTCTTCAGCATGACGGATAAGCCGCTGGAACCCTCTTCTCCCACTTGCCATGGCTGCACTTATGCCATCATCGTAATAAACCCCTACAAATCTCCAATTCGGCTTACTTTTGATAAAATGAGTATAGTGATGCACCTGGTTTTCCAACGACCGGAGTTGTTCCTCCTCTTTCATGCTTACTCTGCAGTAGGCCGCTACTTTAATCCCTGGTTCTGGGCTATCCAGTGGACTTTTATGTCTTTCATTGATGGGATTCCATAAAGTCTGAACCCACATCCTTTTATCGTTATCTTTCAATAAAAAAACTCCTTTCATCAGTGTTTTCTACCTATAAAGAGATAGTTATAGGTATGTTCACTCTGTCCCAGAGATATTGCAAGTTCTTTCTCTGGTTTGAAAGGAGTTTTTTATTCTATTTGATTTTTCTAGGATTTACTTCGGCCTTTTTGCTGTTACTGTGCGTTTAGCGCCACATTTGAAGATGAACTCTACTTCATGGTCCTTATACACAATGACTCTTTCGATGGTTTTCACAAAGGCCTCTGAGTTGAACTTGGTGTCCACCTTCGGCACCAGGCAAAGGTAGCCAATGAGCATCTCCAGATTCTTCTGCAGATAAATGCTCTCTTGCTTATTCTTATACAGGCCGTCGTGCTCCATCTGAAGTATTTCCTGCTCGTATATCAAATGCCTTAAGTTTGCTTCATAAAGGGGATCATGGGTTGCCATCTCTCTTTCTGATAGTTGGCTTATCTGGTCCGATACTCGCTCAATTTGGTTTTCAAGCTCTTGAAGTCTTGCTTCCTCCACTTCCGTTAAAGAACATTCATCCACTGCTTCATTTACATCAGCAATCAAGTTCTCTTTATCCTGTTTCAGCTCATAGAGTACTTTCATGAACTCAATCTCCAAAGCAGCCTCCCAAACATACTGACTGTTGCAGTCCTGGAACTCCTTGTCCCTTTTGCAGGCTGCTCTACAGTGCCACGTTGTAAAATAGTACTTCTGTCCTTTCCTAGTTGAGGTCATTCGCCTCCTGGTTACTGGCCTTCCACACTCCCCACAAAATAGTCTGTTTGAAAATGGAGAAATGCCGCTGTAGCACATGCGGTACTTTTCATCCGGATCCCTTAACATTTTGTTTCTTCGATCCAGCTCCTCCTGGACTGCATACCAGTCTTCTTCTGAAATAATGGCTGGATGGGTGTTTCGAATAAAATACTGTGGTTGATGGTCTTTGTTCCTCACTCGCTTGTGTGTCAGAAAATCCACAGTGACAGATTTCTGTGCCAGGCAGTGGCCCATGTACTTTTCGTTTCTCAGTATTTTATAAACCGCATCGCTGGTCCAGATCTTATTGCCTCTTGCAGTCTTTAGCCCTTCCTTTGTAAGGCTCTTAGCGATGGTCGGTGTTCCTCTCCCATCAAGAAGGTCTTTAAAGATTCGTCTTACAATTTCAGCTTGGGCTTCATCAATGAATATCTCCCCCTCTTCATCGGTGTCATATCCTAAAAAGTAGGTGGTTGGAATATGGGGCTTTCCTTGTGAGAATCGCTTTTGAACTCCCCACTTGGTGTTCTCACTGATGGATCTGGATTCTTCCTGAGCCATTGATGAAAGAATGGTCAAAAAGAGTTCGCTCTTACTATCTAACGTGTCCAGGTTTTCTTTCTCAAAATAAATGCCGCAGGGCTTGGGCAGGTTCTTTAGCATTCTTACCGTCGATAAACAGTCCAGAGTGTTTCTTGCAAATCGGCTGATAGACTTGGTGATGATGTAATCAATTTTTCCTGCTTTTGCATCCTCAATCATTTCCAGAAATCCTGCACGGTTTTTTGTGGAGGTTCCTGTGATGCCTTCATCCGCAAAAACCTTATAAAGCTCCCAGGCAGGATTTTGCTGAATATAATCTGTGTAATACTCTACCTGCAGCTCATAGCTGCCGCTTTGATGTTCTTCCATGGTAGATACCCTTGCATAGGCAGCAATTTTCTTCTTTTGCCCGTCATAGTTTTCTACATTCCTGCTGGTTCTATGTCGGGCCGGGATAACTTTAACCCTTGAGTTGGATACTGACCTTGTCTGGTTTACACTCAATACACTTCCTCTCCTTCCTTGATTTCAATCTCCGTTTCATCTCCGTTAATCCAGGAGATGGTAAATAAAAAAGGTGATACCGCTTTTATACGGACCACCCATCCTCTGAGAAACTCTATGCTGTTTTTTGCGACTTGTAGTTCTACTTCTGGTCTTGGTTTATCTTTGATTCCTGCTAATGTATCTAATGCTTTCTTTCGGTGAACGTCATCTTCATCCACCAGCTGCCACCAAGATTCCTTCATGGCGATTTGCTTTTCAATTTCGTTTCGCTTCTTTGTAAACTCTTTTGTATCTTCATATTTAAAGATGGCATTATTCTCAAGCAAAAGCGCTCTCTCAAGCTCCAGACGCAGCTGATTTTGCTGAGCATCTCGAATAGAAAGAGCACTTTGTAGCTCCTTCATCAAATTTATAACTTGTCGTCTTCCGGTGGTTTGATCGTCCTCGTAGCGCTGGCTGAATCCTTTTAGGATTGCTTTCATAATGTTTTCTTCTTTGACACCTTTCATGGTGCAAAGCCCACGGCTTATCGTCTGATGTCCACAGCGCCAAGTAACAATACCTCTGCATACATATCGGTGTAGGTTGGAACCACAGTCCCCGCAGACTAATCTTCCAGATAAGGGATAGGATTTTCTTGGCCCTCTCTTTACATTAGTCTTGTTTTCAGCGATTCTTTTTTGAACTGCTTGAAAAGTCTTCCGGTCAATGATGGGTTCATGATTGTTCTTTATTAGAAACTGGTTTCTCTCACCAAGGTTTTTTACCGTCTCATGGCTGAGGTGATCTTTGGTATAGGTTTTTTGGCAAAGCACATCGCCTGTGTAACGCTCATTTTGCAGCATGTCTCGAATGCTAGAAGTTGACCATTCTGTTCGGCCATTTGCTTTCTTATATCCTTTGTTGATAAAGATTTTTGCAATTTCTCTGGTGCTATGACCTTCAATAAAAAGTTGATAAGCTTCCTTAACAGTGGCGGCTTCCTCTTCCACCACAATCCATGGGATATCCTTCTCTTTTTTATATCCAAGGATCCTGCTGAAGGTGGCTTCGCCTTTCTCATAACGCTTGGTGTTTGCCCATATAATATTGGACGATGTGCTTCTGCTCTCTTCCTGGGCCACTGCTGCAAGCATGGTCAAAATAAACTCACTTTGCATGTTGCTGGTGTCCAGATGTTCTTTTTCAAAAACTACATTTACCCCAACGCTGCCAAGTGCTCTGATGGTGTTAAGGGTGTCCGTTACATTCCTAGCAAAACGGGAAATGGATTTGCAAAGGATGGTATCAATTTTCCCTTCCATGGCATCTCTGATCATTCTGTTAAATCCCGTTCGATTCTCAATCCTTGTTCCGGTCTTGCCCCTATCCGAGTAGATCCCAGCAAAATGCCATGCTGGATTGGATCTGATGTAGTTTGTGTAGTGAATTGTTTGATTTTCTAATGACTCTTCTTGGGGGTCGGTTAGTGAACTGACCCGGCAGTAGCTGGCCACTTTAGGTTTGCTTGGACTTGCCTTAAGGGCTGAAGTGCCTGACTCACCATAAGAAGCGTTATGAATTACCGTTACTGTTTGCGCATCTGAGAAGTCTCTTAAATTCATGTTATCTGGACTTAATGTGTTGTGCACTGTTTTACCTCCTTTCGATAAATTCATCCCCGATTTGCAGTCATGTCCTTTGGTTCACTCAATCTGCAAGTTTAAAAAATATATCCCGCCAAACCCTTGGTATCAGGGCTTTTCGCGTTTTCGGGGTCATAGTATATATCACTCAGAAGGCCTCTTATAGCAAGGATTACTTTGATAAAAAGGATAAAAAAAGAGCCGATGCTAAGGGGATAAACATCGACTCCGCACATTCAATTTTTCTCTTAATCATATTTCATGTAGGTATCAAAACCTGCCTGCTTTAATCTTGACATCAGCGCTTCTGCATTCTCTTTCTTACTAAAGGCTCCAACCTGAACCCGGTAATACTTCTGCTCCCCCTTTGGCTTAGGTTCTACTTCTACACCTTTGCTTATGATAGCTAAGAGGTCTTTATCCACCCAAGTCATTATCCCAGGAGAATCATCCCATTTTTCTTTGCTGATCTTCTTGCCAAGAAGGACACAGGCTTTGCCACCTTTAATCACAGATTTTCCGTTAAACTCAGTTTGAGTGATTAAGTGATAGGTCCCTTTGACCCATGTAGGGATTGTTGGTCCACCAGGATAGTATCGAGTTGCAGGAGCCTTGATCTCCACAATATCCCCTGCATTAAAATCCTCTTTAACATTCGGTGAATCCTTCATTTCAAGTGCTTTCTTTACCGCAGCTCGAAAAGTATCCATACTCTCTCCATGTTTTGGAAACCAATGTCCCACATCGGAGTGGTTTGATGCTATTCCTTTCTTGTTTCCTTCTGCGTGACTGAGAATATCTTTTTCCGTCAGATTATAGAGCTTACAAAGATACACACATAGCTCCACAGCATTCTTCCAGGCTGCTCTAAAGTAAGCTTCATTTTTCTTCACATCGTAACCAACCATGGTAGAGCCACCAGAATAAGAAAACCCACCCGGCTCGCAAATTTCAAAACTGATGTGGGTGTTATTCGCATCTCCTCCGGCATGCCATCCTCTGTGATTCCAAGGAAGATACTGCCAGACTTCTTTATCGTCTAGAAATGCGTGGACACAGACCTGCCGATTGATCTCTCCAGCCTTATAGGATTTGTTCCAACGGCTGAACCAGTCAGCGGCCATCACTCCAGGTGTGGCAGTGGAATGGACCATGATGCCTTTAGGTGTGATCTTTCTTCCTGCTGTATAGCAATCATTTCTGGTCATAAACTTCGATTTTAAATTACTTAGTCCCATCTTTGTCTCCTCCGTCTTTTAGCTGCTCCAGAATATCCCGCAGCTTTTCTGGAATAGGTAGTCCCAGTCTTGTAGCATTTTCAATGATGCTGATTCCTTCATTGGACAGATAAAAGAAAATCACTGCGGTTCTAATAGCGCTGCCATCCCCTATGATGTTCTGGTCAATAATATGAGCCACCCCCACCAAAGAGAAAATCACCACTTTCTTAAAGATGCCCCGAGCACCTACATCGCTGGATAGATGCTTTTCCAGAACTGCACACATCACTCCCATTAAATAGTCCACTACTATAAAAGCGATCAGGGCATATAAAAATCCGTCGTATCCTCCGAGAAACCATCCGAGCCATCCGCCAATAGCGGCAAAGGCCATCTGTAGAAAGGTCCAAATGTCTTTCATGTTCATCTCCTCACTTTCCGTAAAATGTGTATATTAAAAAAACGCCCGGCTAAAGGCGTCATCATCGTTGTCGTTCAAAAGTTAGTAGGGTGCGTAGTAGACGTACCCACTGGCCTTTGCATAAAACCCGTCACCGGGGATATACATGGCACCATCAAAGGTATCGTATTGGGTCGTTGTGAATCCTGGCTGGTGAACACACTCCCAGTTAAGACCATCACTGGATACACAAAGACTGCTCTCTTTTAGAAGTGCAAACTTCCCCCAATCAGGCATCCAGATGATATTTCTTGGATTAGGGATATTGTTATTGGCAAGATCGCCTACCCAGGAAAGGTTGGTTTCTGTAATCTGCGTGGCATCATCATTCAATACACAGAGCTTTACATAGTAGGTATAGTTCCCCCCAACATTGCTGTAGTTGAACTTCATGACAAAGAGCTTATTATTGATAGAGCGAATGAACATATAACGGGTATCATTAACATCTTCAGGAATGGTGGTTCCCCAGCTTCCTGGGCTTGATGTACTTGCTCTTGCGATGGACTTGTCACCACCAACCACGCCTACAAAATAACCTTTGTGCCTCGTCAGATATTTAAAGATGGGGACTGAAGTTCCATCAGAGCCGACCAGGGTCCAGGCAGTTCTTTCTGTCAGAGAATCAAAGCTGTAATAAACCGGTGACTTGTAGTACCACCAGCTGACCACCCCTGAACCCCTGTCCATATCATAAGCACCACAGGTCATGGCATTTTGTGCTCCGGCGCAGTATCCAGCGTTATGCCAAGTGATGCCGTCAAAAGAGGCAATGATATTGGCAAGGCCTACAATTTTTGCGATAAAGACGCCATCCGCTGCATAAAGAATTTCAGGCTGACCGTGGCTCCACCAAGGAACACTGACCACAGTCCACTGCTTCGTTGTCTTATTCCAGTAGGACATATATGGGGTTTTGGCGTAATATACGGCAATCTGAGCGTTTCCGTTATCATAGACATTAATCTGTCTTTCACTTCCGTATTGTGTGTAGCCAAAATTGTTATAGTATTTCTTACTCCAGCTTAAGGTAGGAATGGGAAGCACTATACTTCCTCTGCCGCCAAAAGCTGTCCAGATGGCTAAAGTGTTATTAAAATTCCGATCATAACTCATAAGCTACCCTCCTTAAGCTTTCTCAATGGCTGTGATTCTTCCACTGGAGTCTGTTGTATAGGTGTAGTTCCCAGTGGATCCATCAGCGTAGGTGACTTCAAAGGCTGCGGCATCAATCATAAGTGAAGATACTTCCTTTAGAAGAAGCTCAGAGAAAATATCCTCCAAAGTAATGCTGGTGATCCTTCCACTGGAATCTGTGGTGAAACTATATTCTGCATGGTACTGGTGGGTATCACCTTTTTCCACTTCATAGGTCACATTGATGATGCTACCTACCACAGATAAAGTCTTTACGATGGTATAGGAAACCCCTAATTCATAGACCTGGTTTTGAAGGTTATCTACAGAGCTACCCACGTTGGAAATGGAGTTCTCAATTCGGTAAAAAGTATCAGAGATACTAGGTCTGTATCTTCCCACTTCCACCCGGATGTTGTACCGATAAAAGGGATTGTATTCGAGGGAAATGATTCTGGTCTTTACACTGATCCCCAGTGGGTTAAAGACGATATGCACATTGTCCCCCACCGCCAAATCCATAAGCTTGAAAAATGAAATATCATAGGAGGATGCATTTTCTCTAGAATCATGGGATACCGCCACATTAGTGACATTCTTTGAACCCATGACCTGAAGGTACTCTGTGGAACCTCTATGACTTCTGATGTTTATATTATTGCCATCGTACTGAATCTCTCCGCCCAAGATAGCGATATACTGCATGAGAGCAGCCCTTCTTGAGACCTTCTGGTTGATTTTCATGGTGACACTCTCGGAAAAATCAACGACTCCTGCAGTAAATGGTGTACCTGAGAGAACCTGGGCAAGACCTGCTGCTGGATCCCCGGTGAAATCAAACTCTGTGATGTTATATATCTCATGGTTTAAGAGGTAAGATACGTGTTCACATAATGCTGAACAGATGGGCAGGCTGCCTTGAAGGTTCTTAGAGACTTGAACGATTTCAAAGTACTGGCCATCAATTTTAGCAATTTGCTTAACCTTTAGTGCCAGGGCTGACTTTGCAAGGACTGAAAATGTAAGGGTGTATTCTCCTTCCAGTGTTTCCCTTATGTTGGCACTGATGACTTTCTTTATGGTTTGAATGAGTGTACTTCCTGCATAGATTTCAATCAAGGCAGCTCCTCCTTTCTTTTTTTATGATCCTGCAACACCAAGGTTTCTTACCGTTACAGTATTTTGATTCCACTGAAGCTGGGCTATGACTCTGGTTAGGATGTTTCCGTCAATGGTTAGAGGAATGGTCACATCAAAGACCGCACCCTCTGAGCCACTTAAACTTCCTGTTACCTGAGAATTAAGGTCCAGATCAAAGTCTGTAGGAATGGCTCCCTGCATATCTTTTTCCACACCACTCATGGCCTCTGTGAATCCTTCACCGATACCCTCACCCATATTGGAACCGATGCCTGCAAAGACTCTGGAAGGTGAACGAATACCCAGGACTTTTTTAACACCACCAACAATACCGTTGACCATGTTTTTCACTTTTTCGCCAAGCCAGCTAATCATCGAAGCAATACCATCCCATAACCCCCGCGCGATATTTCTTCCCACTTCTAGTATTGATGGAATACCACGGGCAAGGCCTGTAACGATAGACAGGATAATCTGAGGAAGTTGAGCCACAATCTGTGGAATGGCACGAATAAGTCCCATACCCAATTGGATCGTCAGCTGCACACCCATCTCGATTAGTCTAGGAAGATTACCGGTGATGAAGGTAATGATGCTATTAATAATCTGTGGCAGAGCCTCAATCAGAGTTGGCAGGGAGTTTAAAAGTCCCATAGCCAATCCACTGATAATCTGAAAAGCTGCATCCAGAACCAAATCCAGATTATTGATTAAGGTGGTGGCAATCAGAATCACCGCTTCCACAATGGATGGAATAAGCTCCGGCAAGGCATCTCCAAGACCTGTGGCCAAGGTGACAATCATGACAAGTGCCGCTTCCACCAGAGCCGGTAGATTGGTGATAATCCCATCTACTAAGGTTAGGATCAGCTGAAGGGCTCCCTCTGTGATCTGTGGCAGTGCTTCAATAAGACCGCCAACAATGGTCATGATGATGTTTGTTGCTGCTTCAATTAATGTGGGCAGATTATCTAAAATGCCATTTACAAGAGCGATGATTAAATCCGGGGCTACTTCTGCAATAGCTGAAATAAGCCCTGTAACCACCTCAAGAATTTGAGGTAGGATGATTGCAATCTGCTCCACCGTTTCTCTCGCTCCTTCTTTAAGCTGTTCCGCTGCCCCTTCCTGGCCAGTTATAAGACCGGTTAGTCCGTCCAGGACCATAGTAAATCCAGGGAGGAGCTGGGAGGTGATGTTGTTCTTCACCCCGTCAAAAGATCTGGTCAGGTTATCCATGGCATCTGTGTAATTCACCGCTGCATCCACAGATTCATCACTCATGACAAGGCCTAGTTCACTGGCTTTATTCTTTAGGTCTTCTGTGCTTTCTGCGCTCTGATTTAATAGCGCTGCCAGTTCCACAGAAGAGTTTCCAAGCAGGTCATTGGCAATGGCGGCTTTTTCACCTTCATCGGATATGCCCTGAAGCCCCTTGACGGTCATTTCAAAGATCTCTTCACGAGACTTCCCTTGTAAGTCTTCCATAGAGATGCCAAGTCGCTGAAACTTGTCTGTAGCTGAAGTGCTTCCATTAATGGCGTCATCCACCGTATTGTTCAGCTTCTTCATGCCGTTCTCTAAAGAAGATATACTGGCACCATTTTGGGATAGCACATAATCCCACTCCTGGTAACCTTGCCTTGATAGACCGATCCTCTGACTGGCCTTATCTATTTCATCCCCTGCTGCAGCTGCATCGTTGGCCATATCAAAGAGCTTTTTCCCCGCAGTGACAGCAGCGGTTCCAATGGCAGCCATGGCCACGCCTATACCGGCGGCCACTCCTTTAAGAACAGAGCCTAGCTTTTCAAACTTTCCTCCTGCATCATCGGTTACCTTAGCAGAGTCTTTTATTTCGTCTCCGAATTTGTCGGCTTCTTTACCCGCATCATCAAAGCCATCACTGGCTTCATCAAGGGCTTTATTGTTCTCATCCAGCTCCCTTTCCATCTTGTTAAGGTCAGCATTGGCATTGTTTAGCTGAATCTGCCACGCTTTGGTTCGTTTATCGTTCTCCCCAAAGGATTCAGCGGCATTTTTCAAAGCAGACTCCAAGGTGGACACTTTATTCTTCTGCGCTTCAATTTCTTTATTCAGGACTTCATTTCTCGCAGTGACCGCCTGTATGGATTTATCCTGCTTATCGAACTGGGATGTCACCAGCTTCATTTCAGAACCCAATACTTTGAAATCTCTGTTAATCTCCCGAAGGCTGTTCTTGAACTCCTTCTCACCTTCAACACCTATCTTCAGTCCAAAATTATCTGCCATGAATGCCTCACCTCCTTTACGGGCATGAAAAAAGACACCTTATTTCGGTGTCAGCGTAATTTAACTTTTTTAATTGTCAATGTAACAATCAAACTGTTATATTCGAATTCCAATCCGCTACATTTCCCTATGTCCTTTTCACTTGTATATTTTCCTTACATACGAACAGTAATGACATTAAATCCATTCTGGTATAACCTCATCTATGAACAGTTCTCTCTTAGGTTTTGCAATACCAATAAACTGCTTATGGCATTCCCATAGATCCATCAAATAGCCAATGGGCATCTGCCATACCTCTTCTTCTCTACGGTTTAGATGGGCTGTGCCAAAGTAAATAAGTCGGGTAAAGAGTTCCTCATCACTTACCCGACCACCTCGTTTTTTGAGTCTTCACTCTCCACGTTCCGTTTGGTCCCCTTCATCATGCTGGCCATAATAGCGTTTTTGTAATTTGCCAGCTCAAAAGGTGTGGTTAAAAGCTCCACTTCCTCTTCCGTCAAAAGTTCTCTCTGATCCTCTTTATTCTTGATGTTATGAATGTGAATGGACTGGTTTGCTAAGAGCGTAATGAGCCAGACAATCTCATCCAAGGCCAATTCAAAGTTCTCAGTTTTCATCAGCTTATCACCCAGATTTTCGAGGCCTCCATAACGCTTGGCAATTTCCTTTGTAGCTTTGGTTGTGAGAATCATCTTAAACTCAGTGCCACCCACATTGATGATGGCGCTTCTATCTTCTGCCGCTTCCGTTAGTTTTATATTTTCATCTGCCATTTATCTTCCCTCCATTACGATACAATTACTGTTGCCACTTCTGTTGTTACCGGTTCTGCTCCACTTAATCCCAGTACGCAATAGTAGTAATAGGTATCTGCCACCAGGTCTGTTGGGATATCAAAGCTTGCAGATGTTTCACCATTAATGATAGTGCCACCAGTAGAACTGTCGATGGTATTCTCATACCACTGATATGTCACAGGATTTGAAGTGTTGGAGCTGGCCACAACAGATAGACTTCCCGTAATGCTACCGGCTGTTACATCCGTTAAACTTTCAGGTTGAGTCGCAATGGTAATCGCAGGTATAACAGGTGTAAAGTCCGGTTCATAGACAGCACTAAACCACTGGGTGATTATTGAAGCGGCCACACCGCTATCTCCTTCCGTCACTTCAGCCTTCCAGGGATGCTTTTGTTCCCCGTCCAGCTTGTTTCTTCTAAAGACAGTCCCTTCTATGGTGGGACTGCTAAAGGTAATGGAGTCTCCCTTGGTGGCAAGGCTTGTTGCCGGAACGCTGAAGATAACCCTATAGAGCCAAAAATAGCGATACTTGCTATTGGACTTCTTGGCACGAAACCCGATGGCTACAGGTGATCCTCCATCCTCACTTCTAGAAACCACAACGTTATTGCTATCGATTTTGCATCCAGTTAAATCCTGGGCCACTAAAGAACCAATATCATCAATCCCCAAACTGAGCGCACCATTCTTAAACTCTTTCACGACTTCTGATGCACCATCGTCTGCATATAAAATCGCTTCAATCAGCTCTACACTCAGTTCCGCTGTCATGGCTTTCGCCAGCACTTTAGGTGTGCCATAGGTTTCAATGCCATGCTCATCTTCTGTTATTTTTGCATAAAATAAGCTATCCAATCCAATTGTTGCCATGTCTTTGTCCTCCTTCATTTTCGCTGAATCACTCCAGCTATATGTTTGTTTCATATTCTTTTGCCACATCGATGGCGAAGTGGTGAAAACCGGTATCTTCTTCGTATCCAAGATACCGTCGATCCGTTATGGTAAATGCCTCACTTAAGAGACGATGAACAATAGCATTTTTCCTTTCCAGGTAGTTCCCTTTAGAAAAAAGGGAAAGGCGAACTTCCTGCAACTCTGCACAAGGCAGATCATCAGCAAAATGATCGAAGATATCACTCATGGGAATCAGAACCAGGTATTCATCCGGTGCCTTCGTACTAAAGATTCCGGTTTCGATTGGAACTCCCAAGGGCTCAAGCGCCTCACTTATATCTTTCAAAATGCTGCCTGTCATTTCATTCGCCTCCCTTCCTTTTTATAGTTTACTTATCTCTTCATCCAGCTTGTTTTTCATGGCTTCTATACAGGCTTTTCTGCTTGCCGCCTTCGCTGGCTTTAAGAATGGTTTTGCCGGTTGACCAGACTTCCCATATTCTATGATGTTAGCAATCTTGGCATTAGACTCTCCATCACTTCTTGGTTCATCAAATCCGACTTTTACATCATAGTTGCCATCTCGATTAATCCCCGCAGGAGATACACCCAGTGCCTTCACCAGTTCACCAGAAGATCTTGAAGGGAGTTTAGTGTTATTGCCAATCACAGCTTGAAGATTTGATTTCACTTTGGCTTTCACCACTTCGCCACCTGCTTCTAGAACCTTCGGGATGATCTCATCGGTTTTCTCACTTAATTTGGATACTTTCAATAGAAAGTCATCGGGCATTTTAAAACTTGATTTGGCCATAAGATCACCTATTCCTTTGTAGGTTCTGTTTTTTCTGCAGCTACTTCAACATATAATCCAGATATGTTTTCCACACTGATGATCTTGTATCTGCCGGTATTACAAGAAATAAATTGACCTACTTCCACTTCAATACCCGGAATGCGCCTAAACTGGAAGATGGCATTGGCTTTACTATAGGCTGCCATATTGGCCCACTTCCTTGACCCATGTCTTTCTTCTTTATAGGCTCTCACCCTGGCGACGACTGTTTCCCCTCTAAAAGTGAACCCTTCATTGTCCTTGGTTTGCGTGGCATCGATGATCTCTATGAATGTGTTCATCTTTCCAAAGCTCATCTGTCTCACCTTCCTTAAGAACCATCTCATCATAATCGTGTCTTCGATCTTTTCTTCGGCCATTTCGATAGCAGCGTTTCTGCCTCTTTCGCTTCTTTTTCACCCAGAGTCTTTTCATTAAATCTGCCACTCCTTTCCTATTCGAAGAAGGAGGTGTACAGTTTTCCATACCTGTTCTGATGCTCTGACATCATTGTTGAAAAAGCCCCCAGTGGAACCATCCCGGCTCTCATAGAAGTGAGTAGCCAGCATAATAACCCCTTGCTCGGTGGCTTTTGACATCTGATGCTCTGCATAATAATCTGTACCTACTTGCTGGTACCCTTCTGCATAGCTAATAGCTGCGTCGATGAAACCGTCGATCAAAGCATCGTCCTCTGAATGGGTTAAGATAAGATTTGCTTTTACCTTATCTAGTAGCGCCATGATTTATCACTCGCTTTCCATGAGGCCCGCTGTTTTCAGTTTGAGAAGCAGGGCATTAAAGTCCGTCACAAGTTCAGCAACCTCCGTAGCGGTACTATCCGCCTGAGTTAATGCGATAGGTACCACTGGATAGGTTTCTACATAGAGCTTCCCATCTTCACCAATCTTTGCTGGAACGGTGTCTCCTTCTGTTTTTGCTTCTGCTTTAATGCCACCTAATGCAGTTTCAGTGGCAGCATTTAACTGAGCACCAGGAAGGCCTGTTACTACAGCACCATCCTTGATTTCAAGTTCTCCACCAATGACGGTTTTCTCACCACCCTGTTCGGTGTAATTCTTCGTGTTATATGTCATGGTTTTTTCCTCCTATAAAAGATTAAGGAAGGCAGTACTTAAACCACCTTCCCTGTGAAGTTTCTTAGGCTTTCTGCTGAAGAACCTTGATGGCTTCAGGAAGAATCAGTTTTGCATCCAGTCTTTGGGATGCCAAGAAACCTACCTGACCATTTGCTGCATAGAGCTCGTTCAGGCGCTTAAAGGTTCTACCCTGACGGTCAGCAATCCAGTAGTACTTAAAGTCTCCAAAGAGAATGGTCTTTTCCCCTGCTGCTGCCACAGGCATGAACTGTGAGGAAATCACAGGTCGGTTTAGAATCGTATCTGGTGTTCCAGCCTGTACAGATGGTTGCCACAAGTACTGTCCCTGACCATCCTTTAGCTTTCTGATGGCCTTGACTGTGGCATCATTTACAAGGAAGGTCCCGTTCTTTCTGTAAGAGGACTTCAGACTGTGGTAAAGGTCCAGAACTTCATCCATGGTGATGGCCGTTGCACTTGCGGCTGTTACACCAAGACTTGCACCTCCAGTGGCGTTTAAAAGCCCTGTAGGCTTGCTGATACCATTACCGGTAATAAACCCTTCTTCTTCAGCCGAACCGATACGTCTGGCAAACTCTGCGGCGATGTAGGCCTCAAGGTCAAAGTAGCTGTCATTAAGAAGCTCGTCTGAAACCTTCAGCATGGTACCTAGCTTGTAGGCAGACAAAGTCACCTGAGTGAAGGCATCATCACTTTCATTAAATGCTCCTTCTTCATCCATCCAAGCTGCGGAACCATGACTGGCCACTACAGGGATCTTGCGATCTCCGTGACTGGTTGTGATTACATTACACAGATTTCTAAGGATATTGGCTTCCTGCAGCGCCTGAATCAGTTGTCCTTCATATTCATCCGGTACCAGGAATCCTCCCTCTGAATCTGTTCCAACTTCAAGGGCATTGTGGACAGAAGGATTCATCTTATTTCTCATGGCACCCCAGAATGCGCTCTTATAGGCATCGGATGCTCTACCCTTTTTCTCCTCGATCATCTTATCAGGTCTGGATGCAAGAGGTTTGCTTGTCATAGCGGAAAGCTCTCTGTCCATAGCGTCCTGACGCTCAAGGCGCTCGATTTCCTTACCAAGGTTCATGACCTCATCTTCCATCTTTTCATAGACGGCATTGTCTTCTGGTTTGATCAGACCATTTTCCTGACGGTGATCGTCTAAAAATGTCTTGGCCTGCTCCCAAACCTTTACTCTTTTTTCTCTCAGTTCTTGAATTCTACTCATGTGTATTACCTCCAATTTTTAATAAGCTCCAGCCGTCTTTCCAGCTGGGCAATAGGAATCTGGTTAACTGTAGTTACGGGTTCTTGTTTGAACGCTTCCTCAGGCTCTTTCACTTCATCTTCCTCACTGGCTCTCAGGTACTTCATCCTTGCCTGAATGCCAGGGAGCTTGTTTCTTAGAGCATTGGTCACTGTCATCTGGTCAAAGATAAAGCCACCAGAACCTTCATCTGCCGGCTCTGATTCGTAGAGAATCTTGTCTGCAAACTTCAGCTCGATGGCTTTATGGGCACTCATCCAGGTTTCAGCGTCCATCATGTGTGAAATTTTTGCTCTGGAAAGTCCCGTCTTTGTCTGATAAGCATTGATGATGCTTTCTTTTACTTCGCTAAGTAGGTTTATTCCTACTTGCAGATCCGCCACCTCACCCGCAATTAGCATGGCTGGGTTATGGATCATGATCACTGACAGCGGAGATACATACACCTCATCTCCTGCCATGGCAATTACAGAAGCTGCACTGGCTGCCAGTCCATCTATGTGTACACTGATTTTTCCTGGATACTCTTTGAGCATGTTGTAAATCTGTGCTGCAGCAAAGGTATCCCCACCTGGTGAGTGTATCTTTACGACAATGTCATCAGTACCAGGTCCACTGCCATAAAGTTCTGTCTTAAACTGTTTAGGGGTGATGTCATCATCAAACCAAGAAGACTCTGCAATATACCCTTCAAGATGTAGAGTTCTCACTTTAGGCCCCTCGGCTTCATTCACCACCCAGCGCCAAAATTTATCCATCTAATCGACCTCCTTTTTACCATAAAAAATGCACTCCTCATGTAGAGAAATGCTCTTGATGCTTAAATTTAACTTTGTAGTTGTCCACAGAAATGGCCCTACTTATACACTACTCATCAGGACCATCACCGCCTGACTCTTCTAGCGCTTTCCTTGCATAAGCCCCCGCCATCTTAAGCGGCAGCATATTGCCATTTATAAGATATAAATCTCCACCATCCTTTTCCGAGATGGGATCCATATTCTCCATCCTTCTCACATCATTAACGGAGAAGAAACCATTCTGAATACCGATGGCGTAACCATCCATCCTGGATTTATAATCCCCACGCATAAGAGCTGATGCATTGAAGGATACGAAACACTGACCTTTCTCTTTCTCAAGAAAGAGCTTCCTGTTCATAGCTTGCTCTATTCGGACCAGCCAAGGCCTGATGGTATGGACCACAAAACTGATGGATTGGTTTTCAATGTTGCTGAAAGAACTCTTGCTAAGGTCCGCCACCATATGGGGTGGCACTTGAAAGATTCTACAAATTTCTTCAATCTGAAACTTTCTCGTTTCTAGAAACTGCGCATCGGAGTTGGGCATGCTGATGGCTTGATATTGAAGGCCATCTTCTAGGACTGCTACTTTGTTGCTGTTGTTGATTCCCCCATAGGCTGCTTGCCAGGCATCTCTAACCTTCGTAGGATCCTTGATGGTTCCAGAAGTGGAAAGAATGCCACTGGGTGTTGCGTTGTTGGAAAAGAACCTGCCCCCATATTCCTCTGCGGCAATGTTCAGGCCTATGGCATTTTTAGCAAGAGCTACTGGTGAATAACCCATAACCCCGTCAAAGCCAAGACCCGGTACATGAAGAACGTCTTCTGGTCCCAGGTAGTGGGTGGTGTTGTCTTTTTGGTAAGCATAGTAGAGATTTCCTTTGTTGTCCCGGTCTACAGTCATTTTATCCGGAAGCAGTGGATACAGATGCACCACTTC